AAAGGAAAACTAATTAAATATAGTAGTCGCACTCTATACTCCGTTAGGAGTAATGCAGCCAACAGTTATAACACACTAATTGTTGACGGTCACAAGCCCGTTTAAATGCAGAGTGCTTGACTACTTTCTATACGAGGATGTTATTAAAACAGTGAGTGTATTTTCATATGTTTACTTTTGTTAATAGCTACGGCATTTATCGGGGGGACGCCTCCAACACATAATGTTAGTCCGTTTGTTGCTATTTATAATTGTTTTCTTCTCCGTATTTCGTATAGTTCTTATTGTTAACTAAAGTGGAGGCTATAGTTGACTTTGCAGGTGCCATTTCTCGTGTTGATAAATTACATCCTGGTTTTAAAGACAATTTCATTTCTTATTTCACCAAACAGTTGCCAGGTGATATTAAAAATATAATTAATCCAGATCATAAGCCATTAAATACCTTAGAAACCAAAATTTTGAACATGGCTAAAACACGTAATTCAAATGGTAAAGCTAAACGCCCTAGAGTTGTAACTAGGACTGTCACTAGATCGGTTAAGCCATATGCTAAACCACCCCGCAATTCCAACAATAGAGCCAAAGGAGTGCTGCGCGTGCCTAAAACACAGGTCGCCACAGCACCAACGGCTGTTGGAAATAATCTCGGTTCTTCTTACATCCGTAAGTTACCGGGTAGAGTTCAAAAGACTGCTGATTATGATTCCAGCGATGGATCATTGCGCGTCGAGTTCTCTGATTTACTTGGAACCTTGGTTAAAGCTGGTTCTACTACTGCTTCTGCTGGTTTTGGTGGTACTGCTACTTATTTGGTTGGTCTTAGTCCAGCCGCGATTTCTCCTAGATTAGAGCAATTTGAAGAAATATTTGAATTTTATGCTTTTAGGAAATTTCGTGTGGAATATATTCCACTTTCTGGTAGTACTACCGCAGTTGGTGTCAATATGGGTATAACTAACAACATTGACAGCTCCTCTGATTGGGGCATTCCAACTGCCCAACAAATGTTGGAATTAAGACCATCCATGGCTACCATGGCATGGCAAAACTCAGCGATGGAATACTCACATACTGGTACACGTTTGTGGGCTACTTCCCG